TTGAGAGCCTCGAATAACTCGACCTCGCGGAAGTAAATTAGTTATCTTCCTCGCCATCTTCCCAACCAATTTTCTTTATTGGGTCATCGGCTGGCACTATCCAATCAGGATAAGAGCTACGATCCATCGCGAAAGCCAGCGAAGTGCCTTCATCCATTCCAGCTCTGCGACAAGCTTTATAAACTTCATTGGCAGCAATAGCCCAGAAATCAAGCTTTGTTAATGGGGTTTCTTTAGTAGTCCTGCGTCTCTTAGGACGCTTGACTGGCTTCTTATTTACGCGCTTTCGCGTTGCCATTTCTGACCCCTTTCGCTAGGGCCAATTCTAGCTGAGACTCCATTTTATCAAGGCGCGACACTATGGGGATATTTTCCAATTTAATTATGTAGCGAAGGCCAGCAATCAGTAAGGCTATTGATCCTAGGACTGAGGCTACTAAGGTCGCCAACTCAGTCGCAGGCATTAACGGACTTTGCCGTAACGCTCATAGTTAGGGTTGAGCCAGTTGATAATGCTAGGCAAGACTGATACTAGAGCTGCATTTGCAATGGCAGCAGGGTCGAATCCCACCGCTAGATAGGTCGCTAGTGCTGCTGCTAGGAACGCTTTTGCCCAGCTTTCGGCGGCTTTTTTTAGGTCTCTCATTAGTGTCTCCTTCGAGTTCGAAATAACTGCCATCTTTGTCTCCCAAAGTTGTGAATGAAATATGGAAATGTGAGCGGTGTGGATTAGCGCCATTATATTTACGCCGCTTCCAACCGAGTATCGGACTCATTATCTTGCCATCAAAAATAATGTATTTGATTCTTTTATCGCCGTTCTTTGCTAACTTACGAATCTTCTCGACCAGCGCATAAGCTTCTTCTTTATGTGACGATAGGTCAGAATCTATATCTATAGCTCTAACGATTCCATTTGCTGGTATATGGTCAGAACTGCCTTTAGCAATGTGCCGAGCATCAGCAATCCAGCCATCAGACTTCCTATCGCGATCAGGATAATCATCATCAATTTGCTCTCGTAACTGGACTCCGGCTGCACATAGTTTAGCCATTTGCTTCAATCCAACTTAGGCTATCTTCATCCCAATCCCATTTGCCCTGTCTAGGCATTGGCGTTGGCGGTTGCCAATCAAAGCTATCGTCTAGCGACCAAGATGGATAAGGCTGTGGCGCAATAAATACATCTGCGACAGAATTATAACTGTAACCAATACCAGCGTATTGCTTGCGGATATTGTTATTATATGAAGTGCGCTTACAAACTTGGCCTCTAAAATTACCATACCAAGTTTCGGTGTCTAAACCTTCAATAAGTTCAGTTTCATCTATGCCAGTAATAACCTCAGTTACTATATTGTTTTCGTCTAAAAATGCGTAATGTGCCATTATGACCAACTCACATTTCCTGTGCCAGCAGTAATGGTTGCAATAGTATGTGCGCCGCTAGTAGTTGTTGAACCTGTTAGACCAGCGCCTATTGTGATTGTTCCCGCAGAAGTTAGATAACGCAAAATAACTACACCTGAACCACCTGCACCACCATCACCGCCACCTCCTGCTTGGTCGCGAGAACCACCGCCACCACCACCAGTATTTGCTGTGCCAGCAGTCGCATTTGATGTGCCAGTTGAACCAGCACCACCACCACCTGAACCGCCCGAACCTGCTGGGGTTTGTGTGCCTTCAGGAAACTCTCCACCGCCGCCACCACCGCCACCACCGCGAGTTACAGATGAACCTGTAATTGATGAAGCAACTCCTGCGCCACCATTACCACCGCCAGCATTTGTTGCATTTACGCCAACAGCACCAGCGCCACCGCCGCCTGATGATGCACCTACATTGGCTGCTCCACCTGCAAAACCTTGATTAGCAGTCCCAGTTCCAGCAACTGTGCTGCTCCAACCGCCACCGCCACCAGAACCACCATTTGAACCTGCTGAGGTGTTTAATGAACCACCGCCACCCCCTGCGGTTGAAGTAATTGTAGAAAAAACAGAGTTATTGCCATTAGCGCCTTTGTTTGCGCGACTTGTAGAACCTGCGCCACCTGCTCCAACTGTAACTGTGTAATTAGTAGATTTTGAAAAAATTAAAGCACTTTCTAAACTTCCGCCACCGCCTGTTGCTGTAACTGTGCAACGCATACCACCTGCACCACCACCACCGCCAATTTTACCGCCGCCTCCGCCGCCTGCGATAACTAAATAATCAACTACCGGTGGCACAAATTTAGATGAAGCAATCCCAATTAAAAGCATTAAGATATATCTCCTACGACATACCAAGTATCTGTAGCAACTTTAATACAAGATGCAGCCGAGAACTGCGCTCTTAACTTAGGAGCTGTGGCAGTTCCTCCAGTTGATGAAATTGTTGTAGTCCCTGAAGTTACAGCCTTAATAGTTGTCTGACCTGCTCCAATTTGAATCACATTGATTACTGATCCAATTGGAAAAGCAACATTGGCATTAGTTGGAATCAAAAAGTCATTAGCAGAAGCAACCGACATTGTTACTAACTTGTTGCGGTTATCCGTTAAAACTACTGTATAAGTAGCGGTCTGGGCATTTAGAGTTAATTTACCTACTGCCTCATCAAAGCCATTGCCGACTGTGCGAATAGCACTAGCCCCATCCTTGACCAAATCTGTATCATCTGGAAGGTCAATACCAAAAATCGTTGTCGTTGCCATAGTTCTCCTTTAGCCTACTATTGTAGCGTTCTGCCAGTCCAAAGTAGGGCTGACATCGTTCCAAGTTAAGTTATTTGGTAGGGAATTCCATCTAAACGCCTGAAGTGAAAATTCTAGGGGACTTACATTCATAGTCAGGTTTAGCTGATTTAGGCTGGCTGTCCAAGTCCAACCTTCTACGAATCCTAAGAATGTGCCATTGACCATATTAAGTGGCAGGTTATCTATGCTAAGAGCTAGGCCCATAAATACATTTAAAAGGTCATCGCGCTCCGCGTTTGGAATCTCTGAACTAGCTAGAGGGAAGGTTATTTGCCTAAGGGCAAATTGTGGCTGGGCTCGAAGGCTCAAATAAAACTCAGCCTGATCTTCGGCATCATTTTGATTGCGAAGGGTAGTGTCTATTGTGCTGGCTAATTGACCATATAAGCTTACTGAGTCTTCATCCTCATCTGTAACGCTCTGACTGCCTTGACTTCCATAAGCAAGCGTTATTGAGTTTCTTACATCACCAGCTCGTTTTACTATGGATAATCCTGGGCCTATAGCATCATTGCCATCAAGATTTAAATAACCATCTGAAATTAAATATTCCGATCTATGTGTCGAATCTGCGTAACCAATTCGGCCTTGAGCATCTTCGTATAAATAGCCAAGTCCGCTATTAGCAAAGCGAGAAGCTAAATTATAAACAGTATCGTTTAGACCGCTTTCAGAATGAAGCTCATAATCTCCTGGTGTATCAATTTCTCCAAGTCCAGTATTTTCTGCATCCTGCCATTGAACCAGTGGGTCATAGCCATTCCAAGTCTCAGCTGCTGGGACTTCATTCCATTGCTCAAATAAAACTGTGCTGAGTAATTCTTCAATGCGGTCACCATCAAATTGATGAGCAAAGTTGCCCACATAAACCGCTCTAGCCAATCTAGCTAAAGCTCCTACTGCTGTTATTTGAATTCTTTGGCTAGTTGCTGTTGATCCTGAAGTCTGAACTGTAATGCCTAAGTCAGTAATAAAGCCGCCAAAAAGATTGACATAAGTGCCAGTTGAGTCTTGGACTTCTATTGTAACTGCATCGTTAATCTCATAGGGAACTGATGCCTCGGCAGTTTCAATAAGAGTTAAATTGCAATATCCAGCAATCGGCTGAGAGTAAATATCTGTGCGACCCGAGGTAATAGTTAAGCCGCTAAGTGTTGTGCTAGTCGCTGTAACGCCATCGACCTTAATTCGATAGACTGGATTCCATAATGTCATTGTGCTACTAGGCCGCCGATAATAGCGCCTCCACCGCCGTTACGAGCATTGCTATTGTTTAAAGCTAAAATTACGGCCCGAGTAAATCCTTCTTCATCTATTGCGCTTGGGGCATTGACATTTATAATTACATTGCCGCGTTCTTCGCCTCGTCTAGCTGCTGCTACATCAAATTTAGAAGATATGCCTGTGCCAGTTGGATTAAGCCCAGAAGGAAAAACGGGCAATGATCCAATTACAGTTCCCCCACTACCTGTAACGCCACCACCTGTAACGCCACCACCTGTAACGCCACCACCTGTAAGGCCACCAGTAGTGCCTCTAGGTGTTGTTGAAATGCCAAAAGGTAAGCTTGAATCTTCAACTGTGTTGCTGCCATTTCTACCTGATGACGCAGTTACATTATCAAATAATCTTACTGCCGCAATTATTGATCCAACTAGTGCTGCGCCAGTTGCTAAGCCAGCAAGAGGATTAAGTGCAAATCTAGAAGCAATAGCTGCGGCTACTGCACTATTTCTCAATGCGTTATAAGCGGTAACTAAAAGTCCAATTAACGCAATAGTTGCTTGAACTCCAGCGGCTATCTTAGATACTACGAATACTGTTGCTAATATGCCAGCAAGAATACCTAATTCCTCTTTTAAATCAATGACTGTGTTTATAAATCCTCTAACCTTCTTACCCCACTCTATGGCGGTTTTTTGGCTATCAGTTAAAGCTTCATCTAGGCTATCTTGGCCTGTCAAGCCAGATATAAATGCTTCTAGGGCTGGAATAAAGTTGTCTAATATCCAAGCCGTAAGTTCTTGAACTACTGGCAGCAAGGCAGCGCCGATAGATTCTTTAGCTTCATCAAGGGCAATCTTGACGCGCTCTAATTGCTTGGCTGTGGTCTCTGATTCCTTCTCGGCAAAGTTTCCGAATGTGCCAGTCAGCTGTTGGAAGATTGCGTCAAAGTCTTTGCTCTTTATAATATCTGCATCAAGGCCAAGGCCAAGCTTGCCTAGGGCAGTAGTATTGCCATCATAGGCTCTACCCAAAGCGTTAGATATTGTCTCTAGTGGCTTGCCAGTTGCAGCACTTAAATCTAGTGCCAAATTTAGCAACTTCTGAGCTTCTTCTACATCTTGCGTTGATCTAACTAAGCGAGTGAAAGCAGGGCGCAAGCCATCGTCTGCAACTCCTATAGCAATTGAAGTCTGTTTTATGTATTTCTCAACGCCCTCAATTTGTTTAGCAGTGGCGCCAGTCGTTGCAGTAATAGTCTCAGCTAATCGGCGTTGAGCGGTCTCATCTTCAGCAGCAGCTTTAACCGCGCTAACTGCAAATGCGCCAATAGCTGCACCAGCAGCGGCAAATGCTATAGCCGCTTTTTTGCCAAATTCAGCAGCTCTCTCACCAATTGAATCAATATCTTTAGAGCCATTGGCTAACTTCTTTTGGAAGTCCGCTGTATCTGCTAGAAGCTTGAGCGTTAATGCTCTCGAATCAGATGCCACTTATGCCCCACTTATCCAATATCTTATTAAAGGCAGCAGTCCATTGGGATACGATATTTCTTTGCTCTTTGCGTAGCGTTGGATAGATAAACCAACCGCGAGAGCCTCTGCCCATTCTTCCAGAATAACTAGGGAATTGCTTAAACTTATTAGAGCCAAATTCATACCCAGCCCAGAGTTGTTGCGTAGTTGCTCCACCGCTAAATCTTTGACTAGCAAAGCCGTAACGGATTTCGCCTGTAGTGCTGGTCTTACTTACTTTTGATCCGCTAACAATTCTGTTAATAGCTTGTTGGCCTTTGCCTCTAGTCGAAGCTGTAGCAGCTATTTGTTTTTGTAAATAGGTAGCAAGGTTGTTGGAGCTTTGACGAGCCTCGGCTTTAGCTTCGTCACCTAGCAAGGTAAAAGCTTTATAGACTTGACGGAGCTCTGTCCGGTCAAATGCTGATACTTCTTCAGCCATTGCTATTCATCTCCTTTATCAGCTCGACTGCCGTTGCTACATCGTCCCAGTCATCCCAGTATTGCATTGGGATTCCAGTCTTAATGGCAACTGTGACTAATAGCCGCCTTATGCTGTCGGGCTGATGGCTTTTGGGTCATCGTTGCCAGTCCTTACATCGGCAACAGTTTCCATCCAGACATCAAAGGACTTGACTGGCTTTCCAGCACTTTCGCGCTTATGAGCGTTATATGCCAAGAACATCAAGTCCCAGATTCCTATATTGTCTTGCGCCTTTGTGATTGTGTGACCTGTGGTCTTTTCCCACTTGGCCCACTCTGGCGGTTGAGCGACATAGGTGGCAACTTCGCCTCCGTTGTATTCAATTGTAATTGATAATTTCATAGCTCCCGATGCTCCGATCTCTTAACTAAAGGTCTCTGTTGGAGTTCCAATTACTGTCATAGTCCAAGTGTCGGTAAGTGCTCCGGGAGCAGCTCCACCAGCAGTTGGGAAGATTGGCAATACTGTGAAAGCAAATACTGCTCCAGTTATTGCAGTAAATGAAACATTGAGTGCTGTGTTAGGTGCAGTTTCTGCATCTGCCCACATTGCTTCAAATAGAGAGCCTGTAGCTCCCCAATCCTGAAGTAACTCAATTGTAAAAGTCCATTGCTTATCTACGGACTTATAGGCGCGACCATCAAGGGTTTGATAAGTCTCGATAATTGTTTCGCAGCTTAGGACTGCGCTTGTTGCTTGAGCATCGTATGCGAATGTATCTAATGTAAAGGTCACATCGCGCCCAGTTACTACTGTTGTTGGCATTTGGGTCTCCTTATGTGGTTTGCTCGTAGCGGACGCTCAAGCGAATATCGGAAACTAGCAGGTTTGTAGTTCCGACTGTAGTAATCGATGGCCTTTCGACTGTCGATAACTCATACTTGGCAGCGTTTAACGCTCCAAGAATACTAATGACTAGCTTCTCTAAATTATCAAGAGATGCAGGGTTGCTAAAGTAAGCAACGCAAGCGGTAATGGTGTAATTCAATTTAACGCGAATTGTTGTTTTGCCTAAGACTTCGAGCTCCATATAGGGCGAGTCAGGGACAATAACTATCGCTGGGACAATTGGCGCCTCGGGCGCGTGATCATAAACATTGGCAGCGGTTGAGGCTAAAGCGGTTTTAATTGCACCGCGAACATCATCGGCAATTGTGCTGGCTGGCATTAGCCCACCATAGTTTCAACATCAAGGTATGGGCCAAGTAAGCCAGTTACTTTGGCAAGCAAATTTTTAGATAGGCGGTAAGGGGTTACGCTAAAATCTACGCCTTCGATTGCTCCTCCAGCTGCGGTTCTTGCTTGGAATATTTCGACTGAGATAGCCAGAATTGCAGCTTCAGCATTGGCATTTCCGACATAGGTTGAAAGTCCAGAGAGCGCAGCGTTTCCTGCTGGGATGATATTTTTCTCCAATACATCTGCATTGGTGATTGCGACTGTGAATACATAATCTGAAATCTCGTCATCGGTTACTGTGTGTGTGCCATTGAATGGTGATCCGCAGCCAGTAATTATTACGGATTGGCCCTGAGTAAATTCTTGAATTGTTGCGGTCTCAAAGTAAGCGATGTTATTCTCAAGCTTTACTTTGTTTATTTTGCTTTGGAAAGTGACCAGCATTGGAAGAACTAAATTCTCTGAAGCATCGACAATATCATTTAGATAAGCATCGTTATATAGGGATGACGAAACGCCAAGAATCGTCCTAAGCTCTGTGGCCGTAACTATTGTTGGCATCTCGTCATCCTTTCAAGCAGTTAGGTGAGCGGCCAGCTCGGGAGCGGACTGGCCGTCACTATTTTGAATTAACTAAGCAACCATCCATACATAAGCGCCAGTTGCAACTTTCTTTGCAATTGCGCCATATCCATAGTAAGCAACCTTAACTTGTCCGCTTGCTACAACATTTGTCTCAAGACGGAAGCGAGAAGATTCATACCAAGTGTAAGAATCAGGATTAACCAAGATGATTGAATAATCGCCTGTAGTTGCGCCAGCTGGCAAAGTGCGGCATACGCGGAAATTCAAGCCAAGAACATTTCCTACGATATTGCTTGGAGATAAATTACCTGCTTGATTTTGATTGCCGATTAGGTTTTGATAAATCGGACGACCACCATCAGCGAGGTTCATAATTGCTCCCCATTGCTCTGGAGTTGCAATGATATTTTGTGCTCTACCAAGAGTGTTCTTATAAATTGAAACTGATCCATCAGAAATGAAATCTAAGAATCCAGCTGCATCAAGTGTGCGGTTTCCGCCATTTGTTCCATAAGAGGCAAGCTCATCGGCAACTGCTGCATCTGTGGCCTTTGCGTAAGCAAATTCCATCTGACGAACGAGCTCGTCAAAGAATGCAGGAGAAGAACGATCTAGTAATTCAACGCTGAAAGTTTGAGCTCCTGCATATTTCTTGACAGCTACTGAAATGAATTCATTTGTCATTCCTGTTTCGTCAATTGTTGCGGCTTCAGTTTCGACTCCGACTGTTGGAACTGCTGTGATTTTAGGAATCTCGAAAGTCATACCAGCATCTGGTAGAACACCGCGAGAAACTGAATCAACTGCTGGACGATCAGCATTTGCTAGAGGATTGACAATTTCAGTCAATTGACGAGTTGGAATTAAACCAGAGTTGTTGCTGGTTGTGTCATCTGCTGCGCGAACATAAGCGCGAGCATCATCATTACCGAAAGCAGCGCGGACGCTCATTTCTAGGTATTTAGACTTGGTAAATTCAAGTCTTGGGGCTGTGAAAAAGGCTGGGCGAGCTGCCTCAACCATATTTGCTTTAGCTGCTTCAACCGCTTCTTCAACGGCAGGAGCAGGAGCAGTAGTGTCAGACACTTGGTCTCCTTCGTTTGGTTTGTCTGAATCAGCGGTTGCTAAATCAGAATCTTCTTTTGGTGCTTCGTTTTCTGATGCTGCTACTTCGCTTACGCGAGCAGAATCAATTGCAGGATCAGTAACTAGAGAAACTTCATCTAGTGTTGCTGAAGTAATCTGCATAACGCCTTTGTTGTTTGTCCATTCGTTAATCTGGGCTCCAACGCTAAATCCATCGCGCAAGCCTTCAGTTGCTTCAATTAGGGCATCTTCTCCAGCCATAGTGTTGGCAATCTTGAAAGTAGCTTCAATGCCAGACTTAGTTACATTGTGAGAGACCATCTTGCCGATTGGGCGAGTGCGGTCGTGCTCAAGAAGCAACTTAACTGGCTTCATTTCAATTGAATCCGCTGCAAATACTGTCGGGCCAACTGAAGTATTGCCTTGCTCGTTCCAAGTTACAATAGTTCCAGTTATGGTGCGCTTAATTGTGTCGGCAGCTGTAACTGCCATTGGCATATTAACCTTCATTTGGGATTAGATCCTCTTCTCGCTGAATTTGCTCAACGCTCATCGCGCCAATGCGGTTTAGGATTTCATAAACTTGAGCTCTCTCTAGCGCGTTACCGCGTAGGAAGTCATCAAGTGCAAAGCGCGTCATTACTGGATTAGGTGTGAAGTCCGGCAATGATAGGCGTTCCTCAATTGCCTTAAGTATTGGGCGAAGTGAGAAATCTACTAATGAGCGCCGCTCGGACACCGCGTTTGAGTAAGTCATAGAAGTCGTTTCGGCGCTCAAGAAGTAGGCAGGTATTCCACAGGCCCGAGCTAATTCTAGTGCTACATATTGACGCGCCTCTGCAAGTTGCATTGATTTAGGATCAAAACCAAATTGCTGTAATTCTACATCTGCATTTAAGAAAGCTGTTGAGCGAGATTGGCGAGCAGTTTTCCAGGCAGTTAGCAAGGATGAAATTCTTTCGGCAGTTAGATTAGTGCCATTAGACTTTAATACCATTGAAGGTGCTGGCTCTTTAGCATAATTTACTGCTGCGTTCTCAAGATAAACAGCTGCAGCTACTGTCTTACCAGCGCGATGCAAGAAGCCTTCATCGCCGCCATCAAATCTTATAATTGAACCTACGCCACTAAGCGGAACTGCTTTACCATCAACTTTGTAGCCAGTAATTGTGGTATTGAGGAAATCTGTATCAACTGTAACGCGGTCTGGACTTACGCGAGTCCAAGCTCTGACGCGTCCGCCATCGGTTGCGCTATACATCTCGAGGACTTGACCATAACCAGCGCCATATAGCCAGATATCTTCTGCAAGCCAGCAATAGATTACAAATCCTGCAACTCTTGGGTCTGGCTGATTGATAACTCTGTGTGGATCAACATACTGGCCAGTTATACGATTAAAAGTTGTTAAAGGTAATGAGCCAATAGTTCCGCAAATGATATTGCGAGCTCTTGCAACAGATGGAACGCTCATTGCTAATTGACGAGTGGTATTAGTTGCACCGCCGAGAATATTATAAACTGAATCTGAAATCTGAACTGGTGTTAAAGCTGCTTGAACATCAGTAACGGCAATAGGGCGCTTGGCCTCAACTGCTGGAAATAGGAAATCTCTTATAGCACCCATTGCTTACATTGTAAGCGAGCCGACTTACACTATTTGAATATCAACGCTACTTTCAGCCATAGTTGCATAGTGTGTTGCTAAAGCTGAAGCAATTGCTCCACAGATTGTCGTATTACTTACCTTCCGACCCATTACCCAGCCGCCGTCACCGAAAGGGAGTTTGACGGCGGATAGGCATTGTTTAGTCAGCTCATCTTGTCCCGAGTGAGCTAACCGCTGAGATGAGATTGCTCCCAATAACTCATCGCAGCTTTGTGCATAGTCAAGGCCATCTATCGGCTCAACCCTAATACCAGCAGGAGCTAATCGCGCAGCTACTGCCGAAGCGGTTCTGGCTGAATAGGCAACCAGTTGAACTGGATACTTTCGCACCCATTCTGCTACATCATTAGCCATTGCTTTATCATCAAGATTGGCGGGGTTATGCCAAGTCTGAAGAAGTATGACTTGGAACTTATCGCCCTCAAGTCTCTGGCTAGCAACTAGCGCCGCTTCTTTTCTACTAGGGCTTAAATCAATAGCCAACCAAGTATCAGATTCAGGGTTGAGTCGAAGTCCCTCAACTTTGCAACTTTCCCACTGAGACGGATTGATAACTGGGTTAATCGTATCGACCCATTGACATAAGACTTCTGTGCGCACAATATCTTCGGGGTCTGACAATACAGCTCTTATGTTGTCTGGATGAACTGTTATGCCAAGTGACGGATTAGCTTGGCAGACACCTAGCCAGAAGGCTGGTGAGTTATCAAATTTAATCCCTTGAGGCGCTGACCATTCAAACCAACCAATATCATCATTGCTACCGAATATGGCAGCCATTGCTCTTTCCCTAAGTTTATTTAGAACGATGCTGTGTTGATCTCCAGCATTTGAATAAACCCATATTTGAGGATTTGGGCTAGCCATTTGGGTATATCGCAAAGCAGACCAAACATCCTCATCTTTATACTCTCTAGCTTCGTCTAGGTGTATCGTTTCAGGGGCTGCAATGCCTCTACCAGCCGAGTTATTGGCTCGGACGATATATCGGCGGCCTTCAGTAAATTGAAGCTCTTGAAATCCCTTACTTTCCAGCTTCTTAGTAAATTCAGCAGCTAGCCTTGGATTCTGTTCAATAATTCCATAAATCTTATAAAAGAGCTCTGCTGAGGTAGTTAGCTTATGAGCGGTATGGACTTGCAGTTTTTCTTTTAATACATAGATCCTAAACAGAATTTGAAGCGCCATAAAGGTTGATTTGCCTTGTTGTCTCGCGCACAAAAGGGTTATGACTGGATGAGCCCATCTGCCATCGGGTTTCTGTTTCAAGCTGTGATGAGCCAGCCATTGCTGCCAAGGCATCAGCTCAAAGCCGATTTCCTCGCAGAATTTAATCATTTGCTCGCCTAGTGAGGGTAAATCATTGAGTTTTGTGTGAATTCGCGGTTCTGCCACACCTCGGTAAGTCGATTCGTCCCGGACTCGGGCAATCTCTCCCAGTTGAGCCATTTCAATTTGTTTCATTCCTGATAGTGCCTAGCCGAGCCATTTTCAGGGAAAATCTTCCCAATGGGGGTCGTGGGTCTGCTGGCGCGCTCAAAAAAGGTAGGGGTCATACGATCGCGCTTAGAGCTATTGCATTGAGTGCAGCAAGCCACCATATTAGAAGCTTCATCAGTGCCACCCTTGCTGATAGGTATTAGGTGATCAACTGTAGTGGCTTCAAGGCCGCAGTAATGACAGGTGTTGTAGTCGCGTTGCAATACTTGAAGTCTTGTCTTCTGATAGTAGCTGGAGTTGTAGCGTCTGCTCAATGCCAGCCCTTAGTCTCTAAATGATGCAATGCATCGCAAGCGCATTTATATCTGTGTCTTATGTATTTAATATGCGCATCTATTTGCTTCTTAGGGCTAAGGTCTCTATACCAAGTAGAACGCATCTGACCAAGGCCATAGTGTGATCCATTACGAGCCTTTGGATTCCATCTACTTTCTTTATGAATTAGCCAGTTATAACATTCAAACTCTGACCAATCCATTTTATTGTAAGCATAAAGCTTTAGATTCATATCTGCTTTTGATGGGCTTGTATTGATTATCATAAGTAATGCAGCTATTAACGCTGTAGCCATCAGGCGAAAGCAATGGCCCCCCTCAACCTCCGCTAAAGGGCCAGCTGCGCGCCCGCGCTTTGGCGAGAGTGTAGCGCGCTTGTCAAGTCGGCTAACATAAGTGCTGTTCAGAGCCATATTTACCATCTACTCCAATCGATTCCCAATTATCTATCTGATCATCTATTGTTCTATATATTGGATAAATATCCTCAATCAACCCTCTAACTCCAATACTTTCTTGGCATCTATTTGATTACCGATAATAGCGTCTCTTAATCTATCTCTCCCATCACTATGGAATTTAGTAGTTAAATATGGGTCAGATAGCGTTCCTTCTAGCCAATCAACTACTTCGCCATTTGGATCAATAACTATCTCATCGACATAATTAAATTTATCTAGTATCGCATCGCGAGATGATTCCCGGACTGATTCAACTATTTCGCTGGGTATATTTGCCTTAACCCAATCAGTAAATCGCTTCTCTGACTTAACTGACCACTTGAATCTGGGCTTAGTGGTAGTTACATAAGCAACTACATCCTCGCCTAACTCGGCTTTAACTCTATCTGCACCTATCTTGTCCATCTCGGCTTGCAGCTCTGCCCTTAACCTATCCTTGGCCTTCTTAGCCTCATCAGCTATCAGACTGACTGCTGCCAGCTTCAGGCTCATCTCCTTGATTCCCATCTCTTTGCTCCCTTTTCTTTGCTCTGTTCAATCTGACTTCTAGTGAGTGGATATTGATTCCACAGTCCTTGGCGATAAATTCCTTGTCAAAACCCCATTCCATTAACTGACGGATATATCTAATAGAGTGGGGCTTTGCCATCTTCGTAGGGCCTTTCTAGCGTCTCGTTACCATTCCAGTATCGCACTAGCTGCTTTTCAAATCCAGCAGCCAAGCGACAAACTCGGCAGTTTCCTGCCTTCATCTTATAATTACCGCATTTATCGCATCGGGTAATGTCATCTTCTTTACTGGCTACGCGATCTGCTGGATAGATAATGCGCTGAAGGAAGCATCGCTGGCATTCAATCAACCACACTTCCTCAGGCGCTTCGGGGATATCGCTCGTCTCGTATCTGTGCAACTCAATATGCGGTGTAACTGCTAAGCAAGTTGAGCACTTGAACGGATGAGCATCAGCTCTCATTTCTGAAAGACCCAATGCCCATCTGCACCGATTTTCATCCATCTAGCTGGACATTGGTCTGCTCTATCTCTGCTGGGGCAGGTGTAGCCTCGATATTCTTTACCATCTTTAGTTCCAGACTTAAGGATCATTGGCCCTCTGCCACATTTACATAATGGCAGTTCATCAATTACTTCGGCCCCAAGTTTCTCCGCAATATCTGTGACATCCCAGACAATTGGCTCTGGGTCATTCGGTCTTTGCTCCTTAATGAAGGATGCAAGCTCTGGCTTTGTTGTCTGAATCGCCTTCTTTGGCGCTCCAGTCGGCTTAGCGAAGAATCCAGCAAGGTTAAGTGCTCGACCAAGAGCCCCGGTTTCGGCAAGTTCCAGAGCATACTGCTTAGACTTAGACTCGCTAGATAAACCCGTAGTCCAAGGGTTAGCGTCAGCCTCAGTCCGATACAACTCAACTTTAACAATATAAACATCACAGTTAGCGACAAGCGACTCTGCCAATGTGTGAGTCTTGATCCGATAATCGGGATAGGCATTTATAAACTCCTTTAATCTATCTTGGACACTTACATAATCATCTAGGTAATTCGACATCTAACTTCTCTCTCCCTGCGAAATCACTTATCGCATCGTCTAACTGTTCTTTTAATGAATAGAATGTGCCATCTGGCCAGTTCTGAGCTTCATCGGCGCAAGGCTGGCAATAGAACCTAACCTGTGCTTTGCGAAGCGGTGTTTCGCTTTGGACTTTCCATACTGCTGGCGTCCTGGCTTTCAAATGCCATTCGCCCTTAACTTGTCCCCAGCGATACTTGCAGTAATCGCAGTATTGATTGCTATTATGATTGCGAGTCAGACTCAATGTCGTCCCAATCTTCTGGTGTAGAAAATCTGCATCGACCCAAGATAGCGGCATATCCAATGAGATCGAGATACGAATCCTCGCGCTCTGGACTTTCCAACATTCTTGAGAGTTTGGTCGCGATAGCAATAATCGCCAAGTCAGATGGGTCTCGGAGCTGAATACCGAGTGCCTGACAGATTTTGAAAATGCGTAGAAAATTGTGCCTCGGGTCGCCATATTCAACCCCCCTGTCAAACAGGGTGTCACCAGCATCGTTGATCCAGTCACTTAATGATCTCTGTGTATCGGACACTTGCTCTCCCTCTCTTATAGCCTTGATTGAAAGCTTTGGCTTTAGCTGAGTTCCAAAGACTCCAGATATAAAGGCCGATAAATGGAACTCCAATGATTATTCCTACTACTGCTTCATCAGATAAATTAGGCAACATCTGCATTCACCCCATATTTATCAAGCCAATATGCAGAGATTTCAGCCTTAGATAAACGGCCTCGCAGCTGCTTTTTGCCCATTCGCTCTTTAGCAAATCGTCTTATTATTGATCCCTTAACCCAATTTGTCTCATCAGTCCAAGCACCAGCTTGCGAGTCAAATCGGATAAGAGCTACTTTATTTATCATTTATGCTCCCTTCTAAACCCTCGAAATGGATTTAGTAGTTTAAATGTATTTGCTTAAATCTATTTAGACAAGTAATAGCTCGGCGAGTCGAATATCTAAAAATCCGCATAGCCTCTCGCTGTGGGCTCTGTTGCTAAAATCGGTGGTAACTGGAAGGCTCTTCAAAACCCAGTCAGGCTCGATTAGAGCCCCTAAATCAAACTGGTATATACCTTTAGGTGTGGCATTGATATAAAGGGTCTTAGCGCCCGTTCTAGCCCTTATATCGGCCAGATAATCCCACTTCTTCTTCTCAATAAGTAAGCGGTCATAGTGCGTTCTACGGCATTTAAGCTCGACATAGGAATCGCTGGTAATGCCATCTGCTCGGTCGGTCGCTGATAGGGGCGTCAAGTCTGGGTAAAGCGACTTGAGAGCCTCGAATAACTCGACCTCGCGGAAGTAAATTAGTTATCTTCCTCGCCATCTTCCCAACCAATTTTCTTTATTGGGTCATCGGCTGGCACTATCCAATCAGGATAAGAGCTACGATCCAT